AACTTATAAGTCCCTTATTTTTCAAGGACTTACGGCGATGGAACCACCCGTCTCTGTAAGTCCTTGATTTATAAGGAGATAAAAAGTTATCCACACCCCATTTTTTGTTTGGTATTGTCATATATGTTCCGTACTTTTGTATATGAGAAACAACACACAAAAGGAGTCGGTTATGACAATCCAAGAATTTGTTTTGGAACAGAAGCCAATGGGCATCAACGGTTGGATCAAGGTGATTGAAGATGCAGGTCTTCAAAAACATCAACACGTTATCATTGATTGTGCAGATCACTTTGACATGGTGATTGTTGATTACTCTGCACGTTTTGATTCTTCTCTCATCAATCTGTAAGGACACCAACGAATGACATACCTCATTCATACATACGACCCAGAACGTGAAGACGGTTGGTACGTCTCCAAAGAATCAGAGAATCTGAATGACTTCAATCGGTATGAACAATACTGGTTCAACATGATTCGTAAAGGAAAGACAGGATATGTTGAAGACGGTAACACGATGTACACGATTGAAAAGAACTAATACACAAGGACACCAAAATGAAATACCGACTTCACACAACATACGAACGGGGAGAATTTGGTTGGTACGTCTTGAAGGAATCGACTGACCTCGAAGAGTTTGATAAGGAAGACAAGTGGGCATTCAATCACATCCTTACCGAAGGTGTTGAATACGTCAAGATGGGTAACTTTATGTGGGACATTCAGGAGGACAAACAATGAACAACGATCGTGTTCAAATGAAAAACAATCTTCTTCAAATGTTCAAAGTTCAAGTGGAAGAAACATACGAGATGACAGAAAAAGCAATATCGTTGACTGAACGTCTTGACAAGTTGAAGAATCTTATGAGGGCACAAGGTATTCTCACCAACGATGCAGACAGATTCTTCTTCTATCTCGACTCGATGATCCGTCTTCATCGCGAAGGAGGCAATCTTTGGATTTATCTACCAACGAAAAAAGGTATCGACGTTTTGAACAAGTTGGGTAACGCAACAACAGAGAAGGAAGTTGAATCTATTTTGACACTATTCTATGCAACAATCACAACGAGTGTTGAACCGCAATTTTGAAATTATAACAAAGAATAATTTGGAGAAGTGAAAACTTCTTTGTATATTAAAATATAGAACTAACAAAAGGATAAATAAATGGCTACACTAGCAATGGTTGAACGTGACCAAAATGGAGAGTTGAAAGTGTCACGAGCAGCAAACAAAGAAGATCTTTTAAATTATCACCCTCGTTGTACGAGTTGTAGTAAGGCAAAGGGTATTCATGGTAGAGAGGGAGACACTATGATATTTTGTCAATGGGTTAACCGACCAATTGAAAAGAACGGTTATTGTTCTAACCATACAGAACTTAATCCTTAATCACCACCACGTTACATAGGATAAAAAATGTTACGAATACTTTACTCACTGATACTTTCATTCATACTATTTTCGATCGCATTCATATCAGATGGATTCGGTGATGCCGAATGTACTCTGAACACTTGGATGGGTGCATTTCTTTTACCCATGTGGTCTGTTGGAATCATAAGTTTATGGCATGATCTCGGTAGATATGCTTATGAGAATTTATTTGATTCAAAAGAATCCAAGTTGATTACAAACTTAAAGATGGGATCATTCTTGATTTGGATGGGGTTTATTTTAACATATGTTGTTTATACCCACATTCAATTATTTGCAACACCGTTGATAGTTGTGATTCCATTTTTGATGTTAGGACTAAAAGAATTGATGGTGCATGATTGGTCTAAGATTCCTTCGTTCAAAAAGAATCATGTACTGACGATAGGTTCGTGGTTACTCATTTCATATCCTGTTTATTGGCTACTGACTATTGGATGGATATTGATGCGAGTTTGGTTTATTGACAATTTTGATTTAGGGACGGTGTACTTTATTCAGTAAGAAGAAATGTTATGAAGAGACAAATAATATTAACAGTAATGATTCTGTCCGCAACGTTGATGTACGGGAAAGATTGGACATTCGAATTGAATCCATCAGAAATACGAATGCATAGTTCTTCAAAGTTGCAACGACCGAAGTATTACATTGATTCAGTCGGGGCGAAGAACATGGTGAACCTATCGTTCTTTACTTCAAAAACGTATGTAGGAATCTATAAAGACAAGATTAGATCAACATACAGTTCTAAAAAACAATGGCCATTCTTCTTCATAAAGAACGGAGAGGCATTCATATATGATGGTAAGAGTTGGGGACAAGAGTTCAACCTAAAACTAACTGGAACAGATGTTGAATATATTGCATCTGGTTATCCGATTCTTTTACAAGGTGGTAAGAAAACAAAGATAAACAAGTCTTTCTTTTCAAGACGTAAGTGTCCGAGAACTGCAATTGGAATTCATCCAAATGGTTCTATCTTCTTGTACGTTACAACAAGTGCTACACTAAAAGATGTTCAATCTTATTTCACATCAATTGGATGTACTGATGCAATTAATTTTGATGGAGGTGGTTCAACCTTTCTATATCTCGATGGTATCAAAGTACATTCATCCAATCAAGGTAGATCATATCCAAACATTTTAAGTTGGTAATATCATTTTAATAAAAGGAATTCACATGGCAGTAAGACCAATACGAGATAAGATTCTCATTAAACCAAAACCAGTACAAGAAGTAAGTTCAGGTGGAATCATCATTCCAGAATCATCAAAGGATTCTCCCGCAGAAGGTACTGTAATTGCAGTTGGTACTGGATTAATTGCACAGAGTGGTGCAAACATTCCAATCTGTGTTGAAGCAGGTAACATTGTACTATACAAACGTCATCATCAAGGTTCCGAGATTGAAGTTGACAGAGAAACACTACTTCTACTGAGCGAGATGGATATACTTGCTGTAATAGATTAATCAATTGGGAGAATGAAAATTCTCCCTTTTGTGTTTTAAATCATATTTATCTCTATACTCACGTCACAATCGGTATCAGAGGTCATGATTAAACTCAAACAATTACTCAAAGAAGACGCGGAAGAGTTCGCACAAATATCCAACTTACCGTTGCCAGCTTTCGTTTCAAGATTCAAAGACATTGCGAACGATAGTAAAGTTCAGTCCGTAATACACGCTGGACTTACAGACGGTAGACCACAGGATGAAAAAATATCCTTTACGTCTAAGAAATTGAAAGCAGAAGTCCTCATACCAACACAAAAAGAAATAGGTCAAAACGAAAGTTTGATAAGTATATTGAATGACAAGTACAATAATCTTGATTCTATACTCGAAGGACAAGCTCAATTCAATAGACCAATTGTAACACTAAACGGTAAGTTCATAATAGACGGACATCATAGATGGAGTCAGGCATTCATTGCGAATCCAGAAACTTTAGTTCCGGTCTATGATATGACTGCAACGATAACACCACAACAGGCGTTGAAGGCAGTTCACATAGCAGTTGCAGCAGATCAAAAAGAATTACCACTATCTTCAGCAAAAGGAATAAACCTTTTCAGTGGAACCGAGAAGGTAATTCAAACTGCCGTTAATCAGTACTTAACAGAGCAATCTCGTAAGTTATACGAAGAACATGGTCATGGTTCTACACCAGAAGAAATAACTGCATACTTATGGAAGAACGTACAGTTAATGCAGAATAAAAATAAACCTATATCTGGCGCGCCACCAAGAACATCTATGCCACAAACTGATGATGCTCCTAACTTTGATGACTTATTGACAAAAGGTATTGTTAACTTCAAGAATCCTAATCCAAAAGATGTTAAGACAGAAAGTAGTATTAAACTCAAAGATCTTATAAAGAGAAACAAATGATAAAGTTAAGTGAACTATTAAAAGAAGAAGGGATAGTTAGTACGGGTGGAATTGTTTCACAACGTTCTTTATCTGCGCCTGTAAGAGATACAATATCTTATCTCACTAACAATGGTGGTAGAGTTCTTTTCATAACAACATCAACAAGATACCCATTCAACACAGAGTATGATAAGGGTGGTCATGAAATAGAAATACCAAAGTCAACTGAACTTGCTCTTTTCATAAAAGATTCAATACCTAATAAATCTGAATGGATTGATATACCACAATTAAAGATTTATCCGTGTGAAGGTAATGTTTCACACATAACAGGAAACACTTGTGGTGTCATTGATTCAAAGTTAAAAGACAGAAGTAAGAACCCAACTGGTCATCATAGATGTTGGGCATCCGTTAATGATTTAAAAGATGAATTGTGGAAGGTATCAAAAGAGATATTCAAAGCAGATACGATCTTGTTCTTTGGATCAGTTAGATGGGGACAAGCAAATGCGGAGTATCAAAAGTTGATAGAGAGATTAACTTGGTTAGAAAATAGACACTCGACTCTTGGAGAAAGTAATATCCTTGAAGGTAAGAAAGCTGGATTCGTTTGTATCGGTCAAAACTGGAACGGTTCAAACGTAACAGAAGTCCAAAAGAATGTTCTAAACTTCTTTGGATTTGATACACCAGATAACTTATTCTGGAATTGGCAATATACAAATGTTGCTACCGATGAAACACAAGAGTCATATAAACTATCACATGATAAGTTCCACCACGATTTAGGAATGCCACACGTTCAACCGAAGGAGAAGAAAAAGTGAAGAAGAAGCAGATTAGAATCCAAGAAGTATCAGATTACTACAAGAAACAAATAATGCGTAGAAAGAAGTTTCAACGTGCTTACGGTGAAAACAAAATCAATAGAGTAGTAAAAGAAAATGATGAACTAGAAATCGAACTTACTGGTAAGCAAGTAAAGGAACTAGATACAATCTTTAAAAGATTTGGTTCTGATCTAAACTTTGTACTCGACTCGAATCTAAATGAGAAGCAACAACCAGAGTACACAAAAATGTCTTCAAAGGAACTGGAAGAACTTGGTGTTGCAATAAAGATTGACGAATCAATCATGGATGGTATTGAAGAATTACTTGATCTTGGAAACGAATCAAAGGATTGGTATCGTGAAATGAATCAAAAAATTCTAGAAGCATTTGGTGATTCCGATGGTACACTTTTTCTGATGCTGCTCGCAATCTTCTCACCATCAATGACACTAGAACAAAACTTAAAGGCGGCCGCAAGAACTTTCCACGGTATAAAGAAAGATCTGTCTAATCCAGAAACAAAAGAAAAATTGGAACAAGTGATGGAAATGAAACCTTCACAAGTTCACACAACTTCATTCCCAGAACTAATGACACTCAAAGCATTTGAGAACATAAGAAACCCTGGTTCAATTAAGCCAAACTTGTTGAACATATTGAAACTATATAAGTCATCCGACTACAAGTTGACACCAAAACAAGCTGCGACCGAAATATCGAAACATATGAAACCAACAGGTCTTGTTGATAAGTCAACAATTGTTTCTGCTGAAAAACTCTTCTCATTTACATTGAATCTTCTTGACCCAGATTTTCAGTTTGAATCAGGATGGATCCCTGTGACAATGGATATTTGGATGAGTAACTTCTTTTATCCACAGATGAATACAGAAGAAAGAAGAAAAGCACTTGCAGCGAAAGGTGGAAAGAATTATGTTTACCTTGCGAAACTTACACAAGAACTAGCGCCTCGTTACGGAATGACTCCCACTCAATTCCAAGCTGCCATATGGGTTGGTAAGATTAAAAAAGATAAAGGTGATAAGTATGTATCAACATTTTTGCAGGCAATCGAATCAAATCTCAAACGATTGAATGTTAAGATAGAAGAACTTAAAAATATGGATAACTTTTTATCAAAGGTTATCGAAGTGATTGGTACTGCAACTTATAGTAAACCAATCAAAAAAGAACCGAAAAAGAAAACAGAAGTTTAAAATGTAAAGGAACCCTATGGTTTGTTTTATTCAAGAGAGTCCTCTGGATTATCTCGTGTATTATCCTATTATCAAACACCTCGAAGAAAAGAAAAAAGATCACATCGTATTCGATGCAAATGGTAAATCAACCATTGATATAATCCACTTCCTTTCTCAGAACCCAACAATAAAATCAATCATAAACTATGGTGGAAGTCATACCAAAATGTCTTTTGCCATGTTGTGTAAAGAATATGAACAAAAATTCATAAATCTTCATGGGAACGAGAGGAATACGGACGACGAACCAGTCCCATTTTTGGACACAATATCACGTCTGGCATACCAAAATTACGTGGTTTCCGACGTTGCCAGGACGTTTTTATTGGACGAGGGTATCAAAACCCCTATTGGAATATTTGAATGTCCTATAACTCATTTGTGTAGGAAGTCACAAAATGTAGAACCATTTGACATTTTGTATATAAGTGGGGACAAGGTTTCAATCGACCGTCATGAACGAGAATTCTTAAAGAACAAGGTATCTTATCGGGTGCTCGATTATTCAGATGGTCTGACTGAAAACTGGAAAACATTTTACTCACTGTTTAATACTGCGAAGATGATAGTTTCGGATTCGTTTATATTCGATACACCGAGTCGGTATCTTAACAAGCATTTCTTTTATCTTGGTTCCGACGTTCTCGATTACAGTAATCTTGGAAAGTCAACTCATCTTATATCTAAAAAGTTAGAACTCCATGACTACATAAAGCAATCATGGAGACCATTAGAAGACATCAATCCAAAACATGGATTACAATCTTTGTTAATACTTTGCTAGTCGAATTTCCCATTTTAGTTTTGGATAACGAGCTTTCAGTTTCTTAACAGCGTCAACATTCTTCTGTGAATCATCAATGAAGAATATATCGTTATACCCAAGTTTAATCTTACCTTCGATCCAATCAGCTTTCTTTTGTGGGTCTGATGAATTAACTCCAACTATGTTTACTCTCTCGATTCCAATATCACGAAGATAATCTTGTAGTGGTCTTGTAACTCCTCTTGCAGTCAAGATCGTGATCGTTCTGTTTCCGTTTGCCTTGTAAAAGTTTCTAAGAACTTTGGTAAGTGCTTTTATTTCTTTCGGTTCAATTAACTTATCAAACTCAGAGTAATCAAATGTCTCACCATCTTTTTTATCGTAGACGGCATATTCACCTGGGGTGAGTGTGAAAATATCACCGTTCTTGGATGTGACCTTTACTTTTGAATTGCTTCTTACAAGTGTGTCATCAAAATCAAAGATACGAAGTTTTCTTGTTTCACTTTCAAGTAATATGTTTTTGAGTTTTATCATTTTAATCTATCCCCCACCACATCCCAATCAATCACATTGAAGAAGTCCTTGATGTGGGCTTTTCTATCTGCTTGATGTTTGAGATAGTAAGCGTGTTCCCAAACATCCATACCGAGAAGAATCTGACCACCGAAGTTATTTAACATGAATGGGTTGTCTTGATTCTGTGTGGTAATGATTGAAAGATTATCTGTTCCATCTGATACCAACCACACCCAACCCGAACCAAATAAGTCAAGACCTGCTTGTGTGAACTCCTCCTTGAAGTCAGCAAATTCTCTTTCCAAGAGATACTTCAATTTGTCTTTTGGTGATTTCTTTTCAGGAGTAAATTGTTCAAAGTAAATAACGTGGTTGTAGTAACCACCTGCGTTATTTCTTAACTTCGATGAATAGTTTGAGGATAGACGAAGTAATTCGTGAATCGAACCAACTCGGATTTGTTCTTCTTTGATTGCCTCATTCATTTTATCGGTATATCCCTTGAAGTGAACACCGAAATGTTCTTCCATTGTTTTTGTGTCAATGTTCTTGTTGAGTGAATTCAACTTGTACTTCAATTCAGGACGCTTGAACTCGGTAATGAATTGAGATTGTTCTTTTAATATGTTTTTTAGTTTTATCAAAATGAGTCATCCTTTAAATCACTTGTTATCAGATTTAGAAACTCAATTCCCTTCGAGGTAAGTGAGCATCCGTTATATCTGATTCTATTTTTTAAACCAACTACAATATCATAGTCATACTTTCGGTGGTCTTTTATTTTATGTAGTTTGAGTATAACCCAATCTAACTTTTCAATTACATTGTCTTTTTGTTCTTCATTGGAATATGGTTCATATACCGTGTAATTTAAATCGGATATGTCTTCCAACTCCAAACTATTCCAAAACGAATCTAGCATATTAAACGAGCGGGAATGATCCAGATGATTCTATATTGATATTATTGACTTCTAACCCAAGAAAATGCATTAGTCCATCAAACATATCTTTTCCAAGTTTGCGGATTATATCCAAAGCATTCTTTACTCTTTCCATTATCGAATTATAAATCGATTTTATTTTTTGGACTGACTTTTCGGGTAAAGTTTTTATTTTATCAAATAGTTTCGTGAACATCTCCCATTCGTTTAGAATGGTGTTTTTAGATGAATAATTTTCTTTTAAATATTCATAGATTTTTGGACTAAATTTTGTCATCTCACTTTTAATTATTTCAGAAAGAGTTTCTATCTTAACACCATGATTTGATTCACCTGTTAATTGTTTCTTTGATAAGGCAGTTGTTCTCAAAACCGTATAAGGATTATTACCACTGGACTTAAATGAAAAATAAAATTTGTTATTCTGGGCGAGATAGGTTGCATCCTCTACATTTTTCATAGGTAGATTTTTTGTTATTTCACCTTTATCGGGATTAAATTCTATAAGAACATCTGCAATAGCTCTCTCATCTGCAAATTTAGACGTACCAGTTGCTGCCTCAAAACAAAATATTTTCTTAAATTCCATATCATTGAATATCCTATTAAGGTCATTCGTTAACTGTTGATGATTCAATGTCATTGAACCATATTTCTTTATGATTTCCATCTCTTGTGCAGTTAGCTTTTTACCGCTCAACGATAGTTGTTTAATGGATTTAACAGTTCCATCGTAATTTAATTTACCCATTTTATTTTCTAGATCACTGATAAACTTAAAAACAGGTGTGGCCACATCATCACACATTATTCTTACTGATGCATTAAATGTTGCCTTTATTTCTTTGTCACCACCACTCAATAGTTGAGAACCACCCGCCTTTTTCAAAGATATGTGTTCTGTATCTCCGAGAATATCTGTCTTTGGCGTCTTATCAACCCCAGTCCAATCAGGACGCAAACTTGCAGTCGATGAACCAAGTTGCTTTAATTTTTTAGATGAAATCAGTTCCGAAATCTTTTTTGCCAATACATTTGCCTCATCACCGTGATCCGACCAGAATTTCTTTGCTCTATTCCATTCTAGCCCCTCTTTTCGTTTGTTATAAGCAACAACAATGAGTGCTTCCCAATCTTCACCTTTCGGTTGAATTTTTGTACCGGCTTTAATATGATTAAAATATTCTTTGAAAGAAACAGGTCCGCCGGATAAAGTATAACTCTTACCATCACTTTTCGACTTTATTGTTTTTTTCAGAGGTGTACCAGACCCCGATATTTTTTTAGCAACATCAACTTTGTCTTTTGTTTTTGTTACTACGAAAATTTCACCCTCTTCATAACCTTTTGAATCCAAAAATGATATTCCACCTTTATAGAAAAATTCAGAACCTTCTCCGTATTCTGGTTTCATTATCGATGCCTCTTGGATTTTCTTTGGGTTCGATCGCATCAGAGAATCGTAATTTTCTTTCAATTCACATCTACGTTTTAATTTCATCATCAGTCCTTATTTAGTAATTCGTAATACTTTTTGAAGTGTTTGATTCTATCTTGTAATCCAATCGTCCCACCATTTACTCTCTTAGTTACCATAGTAACTACTTCATCAGTTGGACCTTTATCTGAAACTGAATTGATTTTATTCTTATCAAAAAACCAAGCGGCTGAAAGCAATGGATACTTCTTAGCAACAAGATCTGGTTCTTTTACTATATCTTCGTTTACAAACTTATCAAACTCTGCATAGTTGTTTTTACCAGTTAGTTGTAGATAACCACGACCACGGAATTTGAAACCTTCTCTTGTTCCTTCGTCACCGTTACCCATTCTACCACCGTAAACACGAGAAGCAATTAGTTCTGGTTTACGAGCATACGCTTCGGCAAGACCTTGTTGTTTAAAATACTTCGGAAAGATAACCTTTAATCTTTCAGCGGAGTAATTTAGATTTTCTGATGTGTATTTGAAGTTCCCACTTTCGTGCGCAACTTGTGCAAGGAAATGGGAAAGGCGAAGTGGTGTGTTTATACCGAACTTACTCATTACTTCTGGTAATTCAGTAATAACACTATCTGGTACTTTTCCTTTTAGCTTATCAAGATTCATAATGTATCTCCATTTATGAGGTAATCCCCCACAATAAATATATTACTGTGAGGGATTTATCTCATTTTTTCAAATCAATTTACATAGACACCAACGGTTTCTAACCAATCTCCTTGACGAACGACTATCCATTGTAGTCCCTTATTTGTAAGTGGGAATGTGTATGTTCCCTTGTTTACATTACCATCAAAGATAGGATATTGTTGTCCTAACTCATTTACAGAAGTTACAGACAATGGTGCATCTATACCAACTGAAACTTCAATTCCGCCATTCACAACTCTTATACCGTATGTGCCACCAAGTTTTACAAGGCGAGTTGTGCTTGCACAAACTTGTTTTACAGTTATTACATCTGGTATAACATTTACAACAACGTATGGTGAACCAACTTTGCCGTTCAAGTCAACTGTGTAGTAATCACCAGTTACGTCTGTGAATGTCTTTTCACTCAGTAGAGTTTGGAATTCTTTTGTTCCAAGATAACCATCTACCTGTGGTGGAGTTACCAAGTCAATCTCTACCATACCGATGCTTGTCTTTTCATTTACCCAAGTTGCAGATGGGAATGCAATCGGCGAAAGAACCGTTGGATTTACAACTGTGTTCTCAAACTTGACACGGAGACGTGCAGATTCAACATTACCAGAATCAATTGACTCAGGCTTTGGTTCTAACCAGAATGATGCCTTTGCGATTGAGTTTACATCAACACCCTTATCAGCAACTATCTTCAGTGTTGTTTCAAGATACTTACCATCTCCTGTTACATCACCAACAAGTTCGTTACCTGATGCATCTTCAAATACAATCTGAGTTGAGAACTTATTGTCTTGATATGGAAGACGACCTTGTAGATTTTGTCCTGTCTTCAATCCACCCTTCGTTACCTTATCAGGCGTAAACTCTACGTTGAACGTAAACGGTTTACCTGCATCCACTCTAAATGGAAGAAGTGATTGACCTTGTGCAGAGTTGAAGAGTAGATAATCATCACCACGGAATTCTTTAAATCTAAGAATTGTTTCGTAAGCAGCTTCTCCGTTAACGGTTCCGTTTGTAGTTGTTCCAATCCATGTGAGTAAGTGAAGTGGTTGAACTTTGTTTTCACCGGGTGTTTCACCTTGAAGTGATGCAAAGTTTGTATCAAGAACGTTACCGTAAAGTTTATATGTTGTTTTGTAAAGACCAGGTTTCTTTGGTGAAAAATCTACAAACAATGGCTCAGTTGTTAAACTTGCAACTTTAAGTGGTGGGTTAAATGAAATAACCTTTGTTCCTGTACTAGACCAAGTGAATGGTTCATTTCCTACAATAACAAGTGAGTCAACCAATAGATCCATAGTTCCACCTTCGTTGCCAGTTAATGGGGCAAGTGCGTATGTACTTCTGTTATCTATGTAAATTGGAAGAGTTGTTACTGTGTTTGATTGGTGTGATCCCCAATCTTGATTTGTAATTTGGACTTGTGGTTGAAGTGCAGTTGCTTCTAGTTTTGACTTTGATTGTTTTGCATCTGATGCAACTCTGTAATCAACAACAAACTCTACGGAGAAGTTTCTTTCACTACCACGTTTATCAGTTTCAGTTGGTGTAAAGTAAACATCAACAACTCTCTTCTCACTCGGCAACATTCCACTTCTTAAATTAATTGGTTCATCAAATGAGAAATATCCTGCATCGTTACCAACCAAAGTAATTTTTTCAATATAAGATACTGTGTTACCAAGATTGCTTATTGTAACTTTACCAGCATATCGAGTAACTCCCTTAGATGTCTGGTACTTATCAATAACTCTTTCAGTCCACGAGTATGACGAAACAGAAAGAAGAGCATCGGAACCTTGACCACTTAGATCAGAGTATAGCTTTTCTTTTGTTGCATTAGTTGTGTAATTTATTCTTAGAGAGTTGTTTGCACCAACAATTCCATTTGGTGAGTAGTCTACTTCATACTTAAATCGTTCACCTGGTTTTAATGTAAGTGGTAACGATTTCAATAAAGTTGTATTCGTGAAGTAATCATCACCTCTTGGTTGATATTCTGTGATGATAACATTAGACTTACCTGCGTTAACTAGTTCTACTTGTTTTGTTTGTTTATCATTTGCAGGAATAGTTCCCCAGTTTTGATCACCTGCATAGAAGATAGGTTCTTCACCTTTTATTTCAACAGGAAGATACTTCAATTCAACACAGTTAATTTCTGCAATGAGTGTATCTACTTGACGTACTTCTGTTAGAACTGTTCCACATACCTCAATACTTTTTGATTCCCTTGGATTCAGTTGAATTGATTTTGGAGTAACTGTGAACGAAGTATTACGGAACTTCAAGTTTGTGATTGATATTGGTGTGGATTGCATATTTGTTACAACAACTGTTGTACAGGCTTTATCACCAAAAGGTCTTACACCGAAGTTAATTGGACTTGGATTAAATGTCAAATCAATTCCATCATACTTGAATTCTTTTTCAATCCAGTTACCTGAACGAGTAATAACACGAACTCTTGCAAACGCTGGTTTCTTTTTATCACCAACTTTAAGTTTGAATGGAAACACCTTGTAGTCTGAAAGATTATCTACGTCTGCTTCCAAGATAAAGTTATTCTCGTCTTCTACAACAAATGCAAAGAATTGTGCACACGTAGAGTTCTCAGGAAGTAATTTCACTTTACCTTCTACATCACCACAAACGATTTGATATTCTATGTCAAGTGAGTCATCACAAGGAATTGAAAGGTCAATAGAAACTGGCGTACCATATGCACGTCCTTGTTGAAGACCATCAAGTGATCCATAGTTCCAAGCAACCCAACGAACCGTTGGTTCAGTTGATTCTACAAAGTGATCACCAGCACCGATTGGTGTTCTGATAACTGCATATGGTGTTCCCTTTATCAATCGCATTGCTCCACCGAAAGCCGATGTAAGTGATCGACCATCTACTTTAATCTTTCCAACCTCAGATGCGGTAAAAACAATGTTAAAGAAGTTATCCATTCCTTCTGGTGCAGCGAATACTCCATAGTTAGTCCAACGATCAACAGACGGGACGTATTGCATCATTGGCATACCCGACTCAACTGTTGGGTGGCCCTGTACCCCATCATTGTTTTTACCCTGTGACGGTAGAAATGCAGGAGGAAGGATCTTTGCGTATGATTTACCATAGTGAGTTGCAAGAACTGGTTTATCTGATTCCCAATATGTTGTAACGTCAACTGCGGTAGCAATAAATGATTCACCCTTACGAAGTGATCTTTCTGCTTTTAATCCCGATCCATCCTGTCTCATGCTGAAAATCTTAGTGTTATCTTCGAGAGCTATGAAACGAATCACATCACCGCGGTCATCGTCGATACCAAACTCTACTGAGGCTTGGCCAACAACACGGGTTGGTGTGTACATAGATGGTGCTGTTACAAACTTTGTCCCACTCATTTCAATTGGAAGTTGAGCATCGTGTACGTTACTACGAACAAAGTGTGCCTCGGCAGCAAACATACCCGTTGGTGGAAGAACGTCTGGGTATCTCATAATTGCAACCTTCGTGTGTCCTGAAACAACACCTACTGGTTTGTTTGCACGAATAAGAGTACCAGACAAATCTGTTTCCCATTGCTTGTTATAATCTTCATTTATCTTTGCCTTGATGAGAAATGTCTCTCCCTTTTCAAGAGTTACTGTTTGAGTCTGACCTTTCTTTCCTTCTGGCATTTCTGTTCCACCTTCTGTATCACAAGTTGGTGTGTATGAAACAACAGTGTTATCTCTCGATGCAATAATAAGGATCTGTGCTGGTCTGTACTTATATCCTGAACCAGATGTTCCATATCTATCTTGATAAAAGTTTGCAGTAAAGTAATTCTTTCCCCAAGCATCAACTGGAAGATGACGAGCCAATTCTCCATTACCCATCCAAGCTTGATAAGTAGAAACTGAAATAGGTGACTTACTTGTAACAAGAATGCCATATCCAGTTTTTGTTTGAGAATTGACATTCATGTATGCCGTAGAGATTGAAATCTTCAAAACCTTGTTTGGTTCCAAAGAATACTCTCTATCTATTCTAGCGGCATCATTGATACCTGCTGGCGTTTGAACTCGTATTTTTGTCTTTACTTTTGATGAGACAAAAAGCTGCATTGGTTGTGGCATCGGTTTCTCTGACGGACTTGCCCATACTTGTGGGAATGCAACCATGTAACGGGTGCCTTCTGTTAAGTTGAGTTTGTTGTTAGAGTTTTGTGCCGTAGCTGAAAATACTGTCAGGAGTGACAGTAGTAAGGGTAAAAAACGTTTCATCGGAAACCCTCATATTATAAAATGATAACGGACTATAACTATAAGTAGTCAATATACAAATAAAAAAGGGAACCCACAAGGATTCCCTTTTCTTTTTACGATTCAGAATTGATTACTGAACTACTACCCAATTGAATCCGTTAAACCAAAGTGTCTTTGATTGACCAGCCCAAATTGTACAATTGAGACCTGTATCAATATTCCATGTTACGGCATCAAGTGTAACGGCATTTGCAGTTGAACCGTTGTAGATAGTAACGAGTTGCCCAACAACTGGATTCGTAACTGATACCAAGTTGTAATCGACTGCAACTCTTGATACCACCCATCGGGAAGTATTTGGAAGTGTTGCTGGAGCGGCTGTATAAATGGCAACCGATGATGTACGGTGTTGGGGATTGAGTTCCCACGAGATACCGGCAACTCCCTTTGTAAGATATGAACCAACGGGTGCAGTTACATTACCTGAAATGTTATCGAGTGTGATTGCATTATCTGCGACGTGTTGATTTTCAACAGAGTTGACACCCAACTTAGCGGCAGTAACACCACCGTCTGCAATCTTCTCTGTTACAACGGCACCATTCTGAATGGCAAGTGTATTAACACCGTTTGTGTTTACAAAGTTTGTTGCAGCTGACAATCCTGAGTTGTAGGCATAAAGAGCCGTGTCAGCACGAAGAGCGTGGTCTGCTTCTTGAGCAAGACGTGCACCATCTGCACCAACTGCATAACCTGCGTTACGAGCATAGACTGCGGTATCACTTGTGAATGAGTGACGTGATGTTACTGAGAAAATTGCAGTGTCTGCACGGTAAGAATTATTTGATTGAAGTGCAAGTGTTGCAGTATCTGCACGACCAGCTGTTCGTGAAGACTGTGCATTCTCTGCAAAGTATGCACGTGCAGAGATAGTCGAACTATCTGCAATGAGTGAGTACGGGAGCTTGTGGAAAGGAAGCTTACCAAGTGGTTGACCATTTACATATGAGTAAACATAGATCTTACCAAAGTTACCAGCGAAAACTGATGTTGGGATGTCTTCGAGAAGAACATTGATCATACCGTTTGATGCTGGAACAATCTTACCTTCAACATACCAAAGTGCCGAAGTGTTGAGATGTGAATCTTCATTGAATGTTGAATCAGCGATGTAAGCTGAAAAAGAAACTTCTGTTGCAGTGAACGGAAGGTGTGCTTGGAATTGAACGTCTGTTTGTGCGTTTGAAACAGTAATTCCAAATACAGCAATGAGTGCTAAAATAAATGAACGCATTTTATAACCTCTAATGATTATTGAAAAATAAGAATAGTCGAATGATTGATTCCTGTTAGGGAAGTCATCTTAATAAAATAAATTCCACGAGTATCTAGCTGAAATGATCGTGTTCCATTTCCACCACTGATATTTCGGAAATCATAAACAAGATTTCCAAGAAGATTTACAACCTCGAATGACTGTAAATTTTCAATCTTCAAGTTTACAATACCATCTCTTGATGGATTTGGATAAACTAATGAATTCATTGATTGAATTTCTTCTTGTACTGATACAAGATTACCACGACGAGGTGGACGAATTCCAATATGAAAATTGTTTGAATAACCTGCAACAACCTGTCCTAGTGTCACAGCTCCGTTTCCACTGACCACCAACCGCTTCATTGGACCGAGTGGATTGTCTTGTGCAGTCATAATTCCGACGGACAAGATGAGTGCTAATAGATATTTCATCTAACGTAACTCCATAATGAATAAAACATTTAACTATACAATATACAAAAATTATGCCAATTTTACAAGAACATTTTTATTAGAGACGATAAAATAAGGACAGCAACCATAAAAATTGCCGTCCTTACTATTTTATCTTCATTGAGTAATTGCTTCCAATTTCTCATTTACCTTGACCTCTGTACTTTTTCTTTGCCTTGTTCTTAGGCGTTTTCGATAACTTCGTGTTCTGTGATTTGCCCTGACGGGTTTTCTTGGGCTTCCCCTCTCTCTTCTTCTTCCCCGACGATAATTTCACTCTCGTTGATGCTGACATCTACCTCTCCGTTAGTTGAAAAACTGTTTGCGTTACTATGATAATTATAGAACTCATACAGTTTATGGAAAGGACCTACAAGAGACCAAGACTTGATTGAGTCTCTCCAAACCATGCCAACATAATTGATGTCTGCATTTCCACGAGCAACTTTCTTCAACTTTGTTGATATAAGATTTCGTTGCATCGGTGACAAATTATCAATCATCAACTTACCTTCGAGGTGATCTACTTCATGTTGAATGATAACTGAGTTTGGAAACTCTACTTGAATTTCTTCTTCAGACCATTCGTTATCTGGATTGATAAACTTTACAGAAATATTTTCATCACGTTCAACCTTAGCTGAAATATCTGGAAGTGAAAGACATCCTTCGACTGAAATCTTTTTATCTCCACTTCTATTTGTAATTGTAGGATTTACAAGTGTAAGAATCTTACCATCTAAATCTACAATACAAACCGATTCATTTCTACCAATTTGATTTGCAGCAAGACCAAGACCACCAATTGATTGAAGAGTGTCCTTCATATCTTGGATCAACTTTTCTATATTTTCCCTGTCATTCTGAATATCAGATGACTTGGTTTTTGTTCTCAGAATGTTGTGAGTTGAACTATACAAAACTATTGGTTGTATCATTTTATCCTCTTGGGTTTGCATCACGGATAACTTCTTTTATCCAGTTGTATGCATCTGTTGAATGTGTATTTACTCGCCACTTATTAACTTTTGTTTGATCGTCTTCCATAGACCCAAACTCTCGAACATCAGATAGTCGAACTCGTTCTCCAGTTTGAAACTGAATATGCCATGCAACTCTTTCCACACCGTCGAATTCATCACCTGCATCTCGACTGTAAGATGGTTGTCCAAATGCATTTATCAGGTGACGATAATTACATTCTATGATTCCCATTTGAGGTGTCATCTTTATTTCAACATTCTTTGACACCATAAATTTAGGGTACTGTTTCTCTTCCATAATTTATCCCTTATTTTTTGTAATCGGTTTCGTAGAAACCTTTTGTTTTTAAAACTGGTTTACTTGAACTAAATGAATCGACCTTTGTCAATTCACACTTATCACTACCACAGTGACATTTTTCTGGTACACTTGTTGTAAGTGGAACTATATATTCTCTTACATCTCCACAAGTTTCACATTTGAAATCATATGTAGGCATAACTTCCTCAGAGAATATAATACTTCATGATCTCTGTGATATAATAAATTGCAACTGCTATTGGTAATCCAAGAATAAATGTCAATGAAAACACAACGGCAGAATAAAACACATACAAAATAATCATGTAGAATCCCGTCATAAAGAATTCTGTTATTGATTTAAGCATAGTTGTCTCGAATATGTTGTTTAAAACAGTTATACATTTCTTCAATCGTTTCAAATTCGTAAGATAAAATCACTTCATCCCAAACATCAATCTGAAATATAGATTTGAATTCTTTACGAAGTTCAAACATTTTTTGATCTTCATCTTCAAATTGTTTGAGTTTTGCTTTGTGCATTTCTTTACTGTAATAAAGAAACTCCCGACCCATTGATTCTTCAAGTGTCAATTCATCTTCACCGTGCATACGTTGTACCGTTTCTTTTGCACGAGCATAAGATGTATTGAGCGAATCAATAGTTTGTTGGATAGTTCGGGATGGATTAAATTCACCCGATCGGATTCTGTTCAGTAGTAATTTTTTCATAACACTAATATACGAAACTTTTCTGACATTTCCAAATTAAATTTTACAGACTGCAGGAATAAGGTGGTAATAGTCAATGTCATCCAAGTCTATACAACTTTTTAAAAACGATAGTTTTAATCGGTATGTCCTGTTAGATAGATAAAAATTAAGCTCGTCTTTTACAATTGGTATAACCGAACGTACAAAATCATTTTGACTTGTTTTACCTGATTGATAATATAGTATTTTTTCTGCATCAACCAAAGCATTAATTATGATTTCCAAATCTGGATCAATAATCATTAGATCCAAAACTGTTCTTGTATTAAAATTCATAACTCTGGTGAATAAGGTTTTTCGAAATCAAAGAATATTTGTTTGGATAGATAAGAAAATGCAATAGATTTTATCTCATCATCTGATAATCCATTCTCACGATAGTTTTCTAAATCTTTATCACTTATGTTAAGTGTTTTACCGTTGTAGGATAAATTCCAATCGTTAACAAACATGAATGGCTGATAGGACACATAAACCTCAATTGTTCATTTCAAATTCTTCATCATCTATATTTGGATCGAGTGCTTGATCGTAATTTGATTCGACTGGTTGACCTATCGGCATATCAATACCATCTCCATTAAATTCATCACCGTATTCATCCCAATCTTGGTCATCCATATCAACATCATCCCAATCTTCGTCATCGTCCCAATCGTCAACTACATCTTCTTCACCATTGTAGTAAGTCATGTAACTATATGATGCTCTTAGATAATCTTCTGCAATTGTAATCTTGGATTGAATCCAATCTTCGAATTGATCGTCATCATCAATCATGGAAAGAAGTTTATTTGCACTTGTGATAATTGATGCGAGTTGAGCCTTGAGCATTCTACCTTCGCCTTCACCACAGTCACAATCGCCTTCGTATTCGTCAAAGTCTTCTTGGAGTTTAAGTTCAGCCATTGCAACAGCAGTTTCTGCCATTTCAATCTTCTTTGTATTGCTGGTCTTTTTTATTTGTTCGGCAAGAGTAATTGCTTCAAACAAAGTCTTACTTGATTCATTGATTTTCTTTTTGGCTGTTTCTTTTTTAAGATTCTCATTGATTTCGTTTTCAACGAACTCTCTTAAATTCTTCATGTTGTTCTCCATAATTGACTCTACTGGTCTTGATTTAGTTTTACCACCACGTTTTCGTTTACGTCTCCCTGCACAGTGTGCTTTCTGAGAGAAACCCTTTGGATTGGAGCAGTCAATAGAACGTCTATATTTCTTTGACCACTTCTCTAATATACTAATTATCTGTTTATTTTCCAACACAAAACTCCTATGTCAGATCTGCACCCAAAAACTTATCAAGTTTTTCTGCATCATCGTCTTCTGTTGGTTCAAAATCTTTTTGAGAAACCCTTGTATCTAAATCCAAGAATGCATCCAAGTATCTATCCTTATCAGGTGCGATGAATGTTTTGCGGAGCATCAATGGTTCGACCATCGCAACATATGATTCTTTTTCTTTATCAGATATTGGTTGAGCAATCTTACCTTTTAGTCTACGGGTATCAGCAGGAGACCATGTTGTTACACGATGACCAAATACATCTTCCATCATTTTCATGACGTAATCTGCTTCTTGGATTTCTTTATATGTTTGTTTTTTCTTCATACAAATAAATATCATATTCTTGAAATAGCATCTAAAATTTGAGGAGCAATTGGTTCTGGTAAATTATCTTTTGTAAACCAATTAACCTCGTCATGTTCCCAATCTATCTTCACAAAGAACTTTCTAGGCACTTTATAGAAAAACAGATAATACAATCTTTCGTCTGCATAGTATCTATCAATACAAAACATCTTTGCATCTTTTGGAATTTCGTGAGTTGTCTCTTCGAGAAATTCTCTTCTGGCACAATCTTCTAATGATTCTAATTCATTTACATTTGACTCACCGGATGGAACTGACCAGTGTCCTCCAAGATAGTGTGCTTTAGATGTTCTCTTTGTTAGTAAGAACTCTCCATTATTTGTCATAACTAAAACACCAGAAGCGGCTGGTTTTTTAATTGCAGACAATTCTTCTGGTGTTATGTGATTTATCTTTTGCATTTAATCGGTCTTCATAAGATTAGAGAATTTCCCATTCCAAACTATCATCAACTTCTTTTACAAAGACAAGTGAATCTGCAAAACAGAATAATACTTTTGGATTGGTCGCATTCTTGAACACGAATTTTAGACCCAACTCCGACGATCCAAATTCTTCCATTACCTCATCTATTGACACGGCTTCGTCTAATATAGTTTCCATCGCTTTAGTGAACTTCGAATTTGACGCGTCAAATACATCTAAATCCCCAACACCAAGTGACATTATCTTTTTAGAGAATGATGTTACCGATGCAGGTATTCTCTTAGTAATAGATACAAATCCAGCTGGAGTTTCTAAATCTCCACTACTTCCAAAAAAGGATGGTGTAAGTTTAGCTCCCGATGGAATTGGAAAAACAAAACTGTATTTCTCTGTTCTATACATAACACCGAAGAACTTTGATTTATCGTGTATGTATTTTGTCCAAAGTCCAAACGAACGTTCATATAATTGACTATCACTAACTAATGCATCTGAATACTTCATTATGGCATCGTATAGTAACTTACCATATCCTTTACCACGTCTTTTTTGATTGACAAAAATTCCATCAATTTTTAGAACATTGTCTAAACTAAAAACTATCTTTGGGTTTATTCCGAATTGTCCTTTTCCACCACGACCACGTATCCATCCAACTACTACTTCATCCATTATGTTTCTTTCACTTTGGTAGTGAGATGATATAAATTGACTATCGCTTCTGAATCTAAAATCGTTCGGTGAGAAGTATTTGTATGGGTTATCATATAATACACCAAAGTCAAACATTCCAATTGTTACATCGTTATCTCTGAAATAGAATACCATATGAATATCGTCTCCAACGGTACTGTGGTTTGTTCCACCTGACAGAACCGCTTTTACATAACCGTCAATCAGTTTCTTTACAGACGAATCATCTATTTCTCGTTTCTTGTACCCACCCTTTTTACGGTCTTCTGCCCACAGTTTGGATGCAATATCTTCGTGTGATTTTACCATCTTATTTGTGTTGCTGTCTTTCATCCCAAGAGAAAGAATCCAATTGCCCCTGAATCTGGTAAAATCTCCTTTGCTCACGGAGAATTCTTTTATAAGATCACGTAATCGTATCACTATTATCCCTTTTTATACGGGAACAATTCGTTCAAACGTTGTTGTCTTTTCTTACAACCACAGTCAGACTTACCCATCGCTTGAGCAACTTCTTCTGCCAACTTATCTATACCAAGTGTATTGGTTACTTTTGCGATAGTATCACCAAGACCTTTTGATTCCTCTTGGATTTGTTTATCAGTCGTTTCCATAAACACCTTTACTTTAATGTAAGAAGATACTTTAGTTTGTTAAATTCTGCGACCATTTCGTCACGAATATTAAGAAGATCTGAGTCAGTTGTTGGGTTTAGTGAATTTGAAAGGAGTAGAAGGTATGCAATAGTTTCATCGATAAATGTCATACAATCTTTTTCATTACGATTGTAAACCTTCATTGGAAGAGCTGGTACACGACCATACTTACCCATCATTACTTCTACAAAGTTATCAATAAGACCAGTTAGTGCATCATATGTACCACCATACGCTTGATGACGTGCATATGATGTTGTTTGCCAATGAAAGAACTTTAACTGATTATGAACTTCGATAAGTTTACTTGCTACTTCGTGCATATTTGTCTCCATTAAAATACGTTATTATATACAATAAATATGTATTAAACTTGAAATTACTCATCAGAAACAGCCCTTCCTTTCATTGACTCCCAGTCTCTATCAGTGCGGATCTTATTATTATACTCTATTGATTGTTCAATCAAGGAAAGACCAGTATCGTTCTGTTTACCAAAGTATAGAAATGCAGACATATCTTTTGGAAAACAATGACCACCATAACCTCTATCACCATCAGGACCCGGAACCATCCAGTGTGAATTACCAAGACGTTTATCTAATGTTGCCATTTTTATTACGTTCGAGTAATCTATACCAACAGATTGACAAACATCATATATCTGATTTGCAAACGTTACTTTAACTGATAGGAAACAGTTTGTTATATATTTTACCATTTCTGCTGATTTACAATCCATTATCATTATCGGAATAGATTCAAACATTCGCTTGAACATATCTCTAACTTTAAGTAGGGACTCATTGTTGCTTCCACCAATTACTATTCTATCTTGATTTATGAAATCATTTACCGCATTTGCCTCAGTCAAAAATTCTGGATTAAACATGAGGTCTATGTTTTCATATTTTTCTTGAAGAGAATCACAAGTTCCTGGGGGGACTGTTGATTTTAATATCACCATCTTTTTAGAACCGATTGAGTTTATTTGATTCAAAACTCCGTCAACTATACTTATGTCACACTCTCCACTCTTTTTCATTGGAGTTGGTAAGCAAACAAAAATAACATCACTCGTCTGACATAGTTCTTCTATGGAACTGACATTAGACTTTTCAGGGATTACATCGTAGGTTTTAATTGGAAACCCACGACTCATTCCAGCATTAACTGCATTGCCAACAAAACCTTGGCCAACTATTCCTATAACATTTATCATACTAATTACTTCCTCCAAAATGAATAGATACCTTTTTCTAATTCGTAACTTTCCCATATGAATTGTTTTCTCATTGGTTGCTTCAGTGCCCACTTCCACATGATACTAAGACCATCCTTTAGAGATGTTGTTTCTTTGTAGTCTAGTAGTTCTACCGACTTTTTCCAAGTTGGGTGAGCCGCTTTTACTTCGTGTCTCGGTTCCAAATGAACAACTTCTCCACCACCAACAACTTCTCGTAGTATTTCATTTGCCTCATTTATAGTGTACTCAACCATACCACCAAGATTTATTATTTGCTTAGAGGCTCTTGGATCAACAGCTGATTTCCAAAGTGGTTCAAGGCAATCGTCAATGTAACTAAACGCTCTTGTTTGATTTCCATCCCCGTAAATAGTCATTGGCTTTTCATTTAAATGTTGGTACATCCAGATCCCAAGAACATTTCTATACTTGTCCCATATATTCTGTTTGATACCATAGACATTATGTGGCCTTATAATACACCAATCTAATCCGTGTTGTTCTCCTGCAATCTGAATATCTTGTTCACAGGCAAACTTTGCAACACCATATGGATCAATTGGTACAGGCTGATGTGATTCATCAAAAGGGGGATTTCCATGACCGTAAACTGCCATGGTTGAAGTAAACACAAGACGTTCTGTATCGTGTTTAATACAGTTGTTAACTATATTAGCAGTTGCCAATAGATTGTTGTTATAATTGAAACACCTTATAAAAGGAGACAATCCTTCAGCGGCATATGCGGCAAAATGGAACACATACTTGGGTCTATATTGTTGAAACAAATTGTTCACATTGTCAGAATTAGTACAATCAATTGTTTTGAATATAACTTTACTGTTTACATTTTCTATGTAACCACCTTCTAAATTATCTATTCCAATAACATCATATTCTGGTTTGTTTTCTATAATCCAATCTGCAAGCCGTGATCCAAGAAGACCAGCAACTCCTGTTATCAAAACTGTATTACTCATATTTTATCCCCATTACTTCATATGTTTTAGGTGAATGACTATTATCTATATTGCGTATAGGATCGAATCCCCATTTAAATTTAAATGCATCCGATGCTTCTGATTCACTTTGAATAAATCTGTTTCTTTCATTTCCGTTTTTAGTTGCCATGCTACCAAAGTGATAGAAGTTTAACTTCCTACTTCGTAAGAATCGAAGACCAATTAACTCCAACTTCAAAAAGAAATCCCAGTCGCAGATAAATGGTGAATCATATATCGTATCGAATCCACCACACGCCATGTAGTATTTCTTCTCCATAAAGAATGGAAATATCTCCCCATCATTTGTGAGAGAATCCTGCCTATAATTTGGTTCTTCTTCTGTGTAAGATTGGAAATCAAAGGTATCAATCGTTCCAAAGTCCTTTGTTACAAAACCAAATATACTTGGAGATCTCTCTATTTGATTCGGAGTTATAACGAGACGTTCTGATTTATCCTGATTTAAAATGGAATCCCAATCTTTTGGAAAAACATTATCATCATTTACAATAAGTATCCATTCATTTGAAGATTGATAAACTCCCACATTTAAAGCGTACTGCATACCTGAATTTACTTCAAGTGGTATGAATGAAACTCTATCGCGATACTTTTCAACAATGTGATTTGACTCTTCAGCAAATCCGTCGAGGACAACTATAATCTCATTATCATTTGATTGATTTTCGAGAGCAGAGTTCAAACAGACATCTAAACATTTTGGATTTCTGTATGATGGTATTACAACTGAAGTCATATGAGTTCCCAATTAGTTAATGGTGATAACCAGGCAGATTCTCCGTGTGTAGAATATCCTGGTATCGGTGTTAATAAAACCTTTCCTTTGTTTCTTAGTTCAATGAACATATCAAAATCTCTTGGGTAATTTCCCATGTTGGTCCATTTTCTAAGTATATCTTCATCTTCCATAAGAGTATTTACTTTTGAAGCAAAAGTCATGGTTGTACTATTAGTCATCTTCCAGTGCACTGATTTGGTTAGATAAACTTTTGTTATCTCACCACCATCATCTTCTATAAATGGATTACCACCATGACTCGATGGTATGTATTTGTCTGGATGATCGTATAGACTGACATAATCTCCACCAGCATTTATTCCCTCAAGTAGAATAACATCTGAATTTGTTTTATGAATATAGTCATTTTCTAGGAAATAGACAACATCATTTTTATCAAACTTCAATGCCATATCAAGAGCATAGTTAAATGTACCTGCACCACTGCCGATACTAACCTGAATGACGGATTGCATTGGTATGTACTTCAAAATCATTTGATTGGTTTCGTCTGATGTATTGTCTGCAATAATAAACCAATCATGTTCGTTTGGATCGAATATACTTATTGCGTTCTTTAAGCAAGATTCATTGTTAACGTATTGCGGTTTTACTTTATTATAACCGGCATCTGATATTCTGTAAATAATTTTCATCGTAGTATGTATTTACCAAGTTCTAATGTTGTCAAATTAGTTTGAGTATATTCTTTCATCTTCTGCAAATATTCTAGGTATAGTTCGTATGATTCATCGTTTATTTCGAAATTGTTTATAGACGAAAGATCTCTGTTTAAAATCAGAGTACATCTATCATCATACTCAATTGGGGAATCAAAATCAAATATATGAATTAATCCCGACTTTTCATAATACTCAATAAGTAAATCTTTAGGCATCGTAGTGCAGTTTGTTCGAGGGCAATGTTTTATATCTAGAAAAATAGGTATGCAATCATTCCCAAGTATCTCGTAATGACGCAAGCAATCCCATCCAGATTTTTTCCAAGTGTACGCAAACATTGATTCTCTATAATCATTGTAGTATGATTCTTCATCATTGTATATAAATGTGTGCATAACTCCAGGAATTATTTGGGCAAGTAATTTTTCTTTGGTGGGGAAAGATGACTGTAATTTTTGATGAGGAAAGGCAAATGATATTGGTTTAACTTCGGGATATTTTTGTGAATCTAATTCGGTAAGTTCTCTTTTAAAGTACTTTCCTTTGTTTATCATTGATTCATTTATTGTAGATTCATCTTGACCATCGAGCAGTATGATTTCATCTCGTGAATATATTTCTGATACTAAATCAAACAAGTCGAGACATCTATAAACATTCCCATAGATTACTCTATCAAAATATTTGATCTTTATTTTATCCAGTATTTCTGATCTATCTAATTTAGTATCTTGTAAAGACGCATAGTAAGTGAATCCTCTACCGTGAAATCTATTGACGAGAGATGACTTATCAATATCATTATACATATACCACAGTGGATTTAAATCTAATACGTCATTTTCTGGATTACTTTTAAGTCCATGAAACACTGCATCAGATAAGAAATCGTTTTGATTATTATTTGCTATGTATAAGATTCTCATACGTTATCTAGAAATACTTTCTTAAATTTTTGCATAACAAGTTCTGGTGAATATTCTCGGTAAGCATTCCAATCCTTTGTGACATCAAATATATCTTTAAAGTTATTCAGAATGTTGACAAGTTCAACATAGTTGTTGTAAACAATTGCCTTATCACCCAAAAGTTCTAAGTGAGCTGCATCACATAAAATATCACCTTGACAAACACCTGTTGTTATAACTGGTTTATTCTTAACCGAAAACTCTGCGACCGTTAATCCAAAACTTTCTCCACCATTCCTTGCATGAATACAGGCATCACATGAATTTATCAAACCAATCTTATCTTCAATACTTGTTGTTGAATCCAAAAAGATTACGTTGTCTAATCCCGTACAAAAAACTTCTGAGTTCATGAATATGAAATACACATTTTTATTTCTCGTTGCAACATCTATGACTGCATTTCTAGCAAAATCTAAACTAAATGATTGTGGTCCTCCGTAATATCCGAACACAGTTGCATCTTTTGGTATTCCCAAATGATCTCGGTAATTCATGTTGTGATCAAATCGTAATATGTCAACCATATAAGGAACGTATGGCATATCACCACCCATCTTATTTGATAACCATTTTGATATGTATGCATAAACATTGCCGTGTGGTTGTTTAAATTGGAATACATTATGGACAAAGTTTTTTGCATTAGGTACTATCTTACCATCATATTGTCCTGACTTCTGATAATAAACAGCATCTATATTTTTATCATCAACAATCTTAGTTACCTCGCTGAAATCATCATAGAGAATAACTTCGAATTCGTTTTTAAATTTATCGTATGCGGATAAGTCAGCAGATTTATCAGATACAATTATAGATTCGTTCCCAAGAAGTTCTCTGTTATAATACGCGTAATCAAAAAGTGCAACTTCCGTACCACGAACTCCCAATTGATTACTGTGAAATATTATCTTCATTTTAAAATTATCTCCAAGTCATCTGAAAAATTAGTAATACCCGTTCCAGTTATATGTCCGTATTTAGTAACGTCTATCTTTTTGAAATTAGAATTTTCTGGTGTTACATATGTCCCCCAGAAGTTCCGCATCTCATCATTCAAATTAATATCGTCCCAAACAACTACACCTTTATAATTGTTTTCTACTAGCCAGTCATAACACTTTTTCTCATATATACCATCATGTGGCGCATCTATAAAGATCATTTTAGAATTCAGTATCAATTCTTTGTTTTCTAAATCGTTCATGAATTCTGTCAGTTTGAATCTGATATTTGATATTTCCGATAGATCTTTTATCTTTACATCAACTATATCATAAGTAATGATTTCATGATTAGTATCTATACTAAGTGCAACTGCGGAACTTCCACAATGTGTACCAATTTCAATAATATGAGTATCTATCTTTGATGCTAGGTATCTTAAAAGTCGATAGTGTTCTTTTCCACTTTCTAGTATAAAGTATTCATGATAACACCCAATTTTATTTACATGGGATTTCATATCTAAGTTATCAAGAACAGAATTACTAAGTTCAATCTTTTTCATTTTTTACTCCATGATATTTTCTAATTCAATTGGAATGGCAATATAATCCCAGTGGGTATCTATGTTATACACATCATATCCATTATCTACCAAAAATGGAATTGGTGATTGTATATTTTCTAGATGACTTAGAAATTCAAATGCGATTATTGGTCTTTGTGATTTAAGCACATTGGATGCGCCTTTTAATACTTCCAACTCGGCACCTTCAACATCCAATTTTATAAAGTCAATCTTCGGTAGATTTAAACTGTCAATAGTTACTGCTTCAACTGGAACACCAGAATTCATGTTGACTGAATCTTGGTCTGGGTGTTGGTGGTAAGATAGATAAACTGTTTTGTTTTCTGAGTAGAGTGCATTATTAACTACTGTAACATTCTTAATTTCATTTTCGGTAATGGTCTTGTTTACCATTTGAAAGTTTCGAGGACTTGCTTCGAAAGAATAAACATGACCGTCTGGAACTAGTTTGGAAAATCTAACAGTGTGCATACCGACGTGAGCACCACCTTCAAGTATAATAAAGTCGGGTTTTATTATCTTGTTGAAAAAGTGAACAAGATGTTCTTCAAAAAACTGACCTTTGATTATGTTATCACAAGCGATGTCACCTTCACCATGTAGATAAACTTTTGTATCCATAAAATCTACATATCTCATTTTTGCTCCACGTTATTTTTGAATCTATTAAATTCGTACTCACTTGGCCACATATCCATATTACCATGAACCTCTATAAAGTAATCTGTGTACTTTGGAACGGGCACACCATTAAACGGTTCAGTGTATGTATAGTTGTTCCATTTGTTAAGAATATATGTTGGGTTGTGAGTAAGCACAGTCGAAGGAACCGTGTTAACATTATTTGCAATACTACAATTGAAATGATGTGGAATATCTAATGTTCCAACTTCAACACCATTTAATTTACATCTGTGTTTATAATCATTGTCTTCACATCCAACGAACATAAAGTTTTCATCGAATCTACCAACCTTGTTAAATGCATCCCTGTGGATTGCGTAAGTTGAAAACTCGAAACTATTATTGTATGTTCCGCAAATCAAAGATGGACTACAATGTTCCATCAGTGCCTCGAATATATCTTCAGATATTCTTGCGTCCTCTTGACCTACTATTATCTTTTCAAATCCAAAATAGTTAAATCCAATATCACAAATTAAGTTCCACCCACCCGAACACCCCACGTTTTTTTCCGTGTGATGAATCACATAATCTTTTAATTTATCTGGAACGCTTTGGTTGCCGTTATCAACAAAACGTAGATTTGTATTTTGAAATTGTTCAAAGTCAAACCAACTGTTGAAATAATCTATTGCGTTATATCCTAACACAAAGTAGTTATACTTTTTCATATAGTTCTTTAATTATGAATTTTACAATTGAGTTGTCATCCATGTAAGGATCAAGTGTTATGTGGTTGCCGTCTTTGAAGTAATACTTAGGTCCAAGTTTGGGTTCTTGTATTTTCTTTATTACACCATTCCAACCATACAACTGATGAACAAAGTCACCTGTTATAATTGTTTTTGTTCCAATACCTGCGGCAAGATTACACATTCCACCTTCAGTTCCAATGAAGGCATCACAATATTTCAAAACCGAACACTCGAATAGAATTGATTTTTGATTTGTATCTTCCATCGCAGATGTATGCATTTGAGAAATATCGGGTGGCATTCCAACTTCAATTAAATTAAAATGGTGTTTTAATTGATCGAGTATAGAATTTATGTCTCTGTGTTTTCCACCATATCCAAGATTAGGAACGTCTATTCCTCGAACGTATTCTTCTTCTGTAAAAACATACGATTTAGATTCCCAATTACTTAGAAATGCCAAAGTCTTTTTTCCGTTGGAATAAAATTCTCGTATTGATTCCTCTGCGATCTCGTCATAACTAGGTTCAGTATAAATCTTATATGATGTATCCGGGTTTCTAACGCCAGCAAATTTTTGGAACTCATACGGTGGTGGTTCTGTAAAAGACAGTTGTTGTAGTCTTACTACTTTATCATAAGAGTTATACTGTATTGAATTGTTTACTGGGACTGGTGATGGTATCTCCGATGAGTAAACAAAATCTATGTACGGATTATTCTCCAATAATCTTTGCATTTGTGGAAAACCTATTAGGTAATCCACTTTATCAAATTGGTTTTCTTCTTTTAACTTTTTGGCTATTGAACTTGCAAACGCAATGTCACCAAAGAAACCATGAGTTACAATCAGACACTTAGTATTCTGCATATGATTTTTCTTCAATCAAGTTTGAATTTGATAAAAGGTTTATATCTCGTTTGATCTCAGCACGTATATCATTAGTCTTGTAGACGGATCTTGCTAACTCAATAAATTCTTCATCAAACTCTTTTCTTTGTTCTTTTATACGAATCATGTCTTCAATGTCCCAAAGTTTTGAATTGATATTAATAAGATCGTGAAACTTCTGACGTATCTCCGATGTTGTTGCTATTAAATCATACATAGGTAAAAGAACTCGTCTTTCATTTTCCACGTTTGATAACTTGTAAATATCATTAAACTTTGTTGATTTTATTTGGAGTATAGACAGCTTATCTAATATCTCACCATTTGATACTTCTATTTTCATAAGCCAAGCGATTCCATAATTTTGTTTGTAATATTTTCAGAACTGATGTTTTTAATATACCAATTTCTTGCGTTATTTACAACACTTGATAAAAGTTCGTCGTCATTTATAACCTCGTTGTATCTGTTAACTATATCTGTTGCCAATTGTTCTGGATTTTTGTATCTAAACATATCATCAAATTCACAGTCAACTGCAATGTAGTGAACATTTGGTATGAGTGGGTCTGTTGTTTCTGCAACAAATTTAGGTCGAATAACTGGTATTCCTAATCCAAACATTTCAATATCTCTAAAACAAAAATCTCCACACAAATATCCACCACCTCCACCAAATCCAAGAACTAATTTAAATCCAATTGACTCTTGTATATAATTGTCAAATGGTATTGGATGATAACCAAAATAAAACTCAGGCATCATTTTGTAAATATGTTCTATTGAGTCTCTAACTCCGTTGTATTGTGGATTTGGATGATTCTTATATGTACTACCTCTCCAATAAAGACGGGTGTCTAAATCAATTGAATTTCTATACTCTTGAATCTGTGAGAAATTTTCTATACCAAAGTTCCAACAAGTTTCTGGATATACAGATGGTTTTATCTTTTCTCTTACAATTGGATTTGATATTACATCATCCCAAAGTTTTTTGTTGTATTGTCCTATTGATGCACCAATAAACTTACTTGACTTTGAAAGTGATACGGTCAATGATGGAGAATCTCCAAAATCAAATGTCATAAATTCTTTTGTATCATCAAATTCAAATATAAGGATTGATCCTTGATTTATTAATACATCACAATCATTTATATAATGAAAATGGTCTGACCCATCTTTGTTGTGCCAAACCACATCATATCTTTTACTAAGTTTTTCTATCAAGTTGTGAGTGTTGTGTGCATCAAATCTAAAAGAATCAATGTTTCTGTGGAAGCTGTAAACATTTAGTTTTCTCATTTAATGACCTTATAGTTTTTACTTTTAATCCATCGAACGTTTTCAATATCAGTTTCCATTTCTTCAACATCGGCTAATAAGTTTTTATGTCCAATGTGTCTATCATGAAAAGCTTTTTCATAGAAGTAATCTCTTCCTTCAAAAAAGTCCTTGCGACCAGATTCATCCTTCTTACTCATGTCACCATTGTCTTCATGATACAGGCATAAAAAAGTTCCGTCTTGATTTCTTTTAACAGGTATTCCTGCCCACACAAATCGTTCTCTTAAATCCTCATCCTCATTTCCCCAACCTTTATATAATGGATTTAATCCATTGATCTGCTCATAGTGTTCTCGTTTCATACAAATAACTCCACCATAAAAGTTAGGATCTATTTCAGTTGACCACTTACGATAACCAGCTGGTATATCATAATAACTTCTTTCTGTTTTATTATCTTTATCAACAAAGATACCACGTCTTGCAGGCAGTACAGGAATATCTTCTACTTCATATGAAACATCATCGAGCGGATAATAATCCACCTGATGTAGTATTATAATATCACCTTTGGAATGATTATAACCTACGTTCTCAACACAGGCAATTTGAAAATTGTCATCGTTGTCTTGCTCCGATACAATTATTTCATATGACTCATCTTTGAATAATTCCTGTAATCTTGGTATAAGAATTTGTAAATGTTCTTCTCTATTTCTGTATGGTATTATTATAGAGTATTTCATAACCTATCGTATTGATGAACTATTAGATATTCTTTAAGAGTTGACAAATCAAATGGAACCATTCCGTTTGCAACAACATGAAGATGAACCGCAAACTTATCTTTTAAATCAGTAAATAAAACTTTATCTTTATGAGATGTTTGTATCAAGTAATTAAATGATGTTTGATCTGCAACCAATGGTTTACCAACTGACATCAAATATATATCCGCACATATATCTCTAACCATTTGTGGATTTCCACCAAACACACCGACGTTATATACTTCGCTTGATATTAGTTGTTGATACCCGATCATAGTTAAGTTATTATATAAGTGACGTTCATTCCATTTTTCTTGTTCATACTTTATAACTTCACTCGATGCGATTATTTTATCTGATGGTATTTTCTGAAATGGATCACTGTTAAAATAAACATCTCTAACATCGGTTATCAATACCTTTTGAATATTATCATCAAATTCCGAAAGATATTGCCATATGTGATAAAATCTTACGTTGTGTATTAGTTCATATGAACTGGCAATCGTCATCGTGCCGGTATTTGTTTCAAACCGTTTTACTTCTTCATTATATGAACTATAAGTTGGAACTATAACATTTACATTCTTTGAGAGTAAGTAATTCTTCAACTCTGAGTTTTCATCATTGTAAAGAAACAGAACCCTTTGGACATCAAAGTTATCAGATGATTCTAGCCATCTTTGTACATCAGTTACATTATAGTTCCCACTTATTGCACCAATTAACAGATTAGTCATTTTACACCATCTTACTATAAAGATCGTTTTGTTCTTCTTGGCGTTCTATTGTTTTATTATGGAACAAACAATATTCTTTTTCATCTGGAAAAAATGAGTATGTTGTGAATCCGTCTAATTGTTCGTGGACTTTATTTTTCCAAACTATGTTATCTGTGTTTTTGTACAACCTCATTTGCCAGTCTGGCCAATTGATTCTTCCAAATTCATCGTAATTCCATTTCCATTTATCTATATGTTCTGGTGTTATTCCCTCCACAGTATTCCATCTCGGAACAATGAAGACTTCAACTTTATCATTTGAAGTAACTATCGCGTGGAGATTATCGACTATAAACCCAGAAGGCATTTCATCTGCATCAATATTGAATATCCATTCTTTTGTGCAGTGACTTCTCAAATTATTTTTGAATGAAGAAAAATCATTATTCAAAGGAAACTCTATTACATTTACTTGTTTGTTGAGATCTTTATATTTCTTTGCAACATCTCTAACTTCTTCTGTAACTTTTTCTGAGTCTAGTTGTAGTACAATTTCGTCTTCGATTGATATATTTCTAATCAAGAACTCCAACAAAGTATTCAACTCTGTATGTTCATTGCACGCGGTTACTGTATATGAAATCATTATTTTTCAATCTTTCTTAGTGTTGGAAGTTTCTTTAGTTGCGGTAAGTTCAGTGAAACTTTTTCTGCAAACTTAGGTAAATAACCATCTAACATTTCAGAAAACTTTTGTTTCATGGATTCATATGACCACTTTGTTTCTATTTCTTTTACAGACTTCTTTGAATTAGATAGATAGTTCTTGTATTTTTTATAAACGTCCCGAAGTGTTTCAGCCGCCTTTTGATAGTCAACTGTAAACCAAGACGATTCTTCTTGTATAATACCATTCCAAACGGCAGAACTATCAACCTGTTTTAATTCACCTGAAAGGTATGTGTGGAATGCAGGATTTACGAAATCAACATGGCCACTCCATCCAGAAACAATAACTGGTTTTCCAGATGTGATAAATTCTGCAATAGGTCTTCCGTAGCCTTCTCCCTTTGTAAATGAGACAAGAGCCTTAACCTTATCATGATTGTACAATGTGTTTAATTCAGACTCAGTTAAATCACCGTGTAGAAGATAAATGTTTGGCAAGTTCTTCTTTTTAGTCATTCCCTTTATAAGTTTTATTTTATCCAAGATATTACTTCTATCTTTAATTGAGAATGTTCCACCTGATGATTTTAATAGAAGTGCAGGTTGATCTTCTGTATCCCCGAATGTTTCTAAGAATGTATAAATCAATCCTGATAAATCTTTTCTATCTTGACCGAAGTCACCCTTTAACCAATGACCAACGAATAGATAACAGAAGTCTTCTTTGATATTATCTAAGGTTTCTTTCATATTTGATTCTGGAACCAGATCTTTGTTAAACACATCCGTTCTAACACCTTCATGGAGAATTTCAATAGGCACTGTGATTTCCACTCCACCAATTGTTTGGTTTGTTGACTTGTCTCGCTTTTCATATTTGGTATTCATGAAAATATCTTTGGCGTGTTTTGATGGAACCAAAACGAGATTCATTCTATTACATCCTTCAATCCATTCTCCCGAACAAAGAGAAGTTTCTATACCAGCAGTAATTCCTATATTGTATTTACCAACTGGTTGGAATTCGTTTGGAATTGTACACTGAACCCAAATGTCTGGCTGTTGTGTAAGATTTCCCATTTTGATACGGGATAGAATTTTCTTGTGATCTTCATTTTCTGGGTCAAGTGCATTCATTGGAGTTTCACCCCAATTGATTGAAATAACACTGACATTAAATCTATCCATTTCGATTAATGAAAGTAATAGATCTCTGGAATGTTCACCATATCCAGATCGTGTTGCGACTGGTCCACAAAATACTAACTCCGGTTTATAACTCATTTTTACCTCACACTAAATGTAATTCGTAACGATTTCTTGTTTTGAAGTTTTGGAATATGCCATCAATACTTTCCACTATTCTTTCTGACATAAGTTCTCTACTCATTCCTACTTGTGGATCCATGATATATTCTCTACCCTTAAGTCCACACTTTACTCTATCTTCTTTTGACATACCATACCATTCGTAAAGTGCATTACCAACATCGCGATAATCTGCCCGATCATCAAATATGTATGGTGTTGGAACAGAACCTTGAAGTGAAATGTTTGACGGCCAAACTGGCTTTACCCATTCACCATGTTGAAGTGTTGACCATTCTTCTTTTCTGTGAAGTGTTTTTACTTCTACATAATCTTCAGCTGAGAAATACTTACCCGTCTTTGGATTGATGAAACCACAGTGATCTTGCATACCACCTGTTACGTTTACAATGATTGGAGTTCCTGCTGAAATTGATTCAACCGTAGATATACCAAATCCTTCATTAGAAGCCATGTTGATAGTAACGTCTGCCGCATTATACAAAATGTTCATCGCTTCTGTTGACAAGATCTTATCACTAAACATAACCGGATATTTTGAACATAACTCTTCAGCAACCGCAGTCAAGTCTGTTCCATTTTGATCTATTGGTTGTGTGTGCATTAACAATATGCAATCTTCTGCCGCATTCCCACCATTTTTATCAATTTGTTCACACATATGGTTGTAAGCCAAAATAATATTGCCTGGATGTTTACGGTGGATATTTCTGTTATTCCAGAACACGACGAACTTATTATCGTTATTTCCCCGAATCTTTTTTGATTCTTGGACAAGTGGTTCCCAAGATTTATCACCAGAAACAATTGGATAAAACATATCAGTATTTACACCATGAGGAACATATGTGATACGATGAGGTGGAGTCTCTTGGCCGAATCGAGTAAGAACTCTATGGTTGATTCCATATGTTTGTTTTGAAATAGCCATGAGCAAGTCACAACTTCCGTATGCTTCTTTGTTCCACATTGGATCTGGAATGTCATCCCAAATATTTAGATACAACAATGGAATCTTTGTACGAATTTCATGTTCCATCGAGTATAACCAGTCCCAAAATCGAGGATCTGTGAAGTGCAGAATTGCATCTGGTTTTTCTGATTCTATCAGACGACGAATTAAAAGTGGATCACCATAACCATCATTACAGTAAATTTTTACAGATGCATCTTGGACACCCGTAAGTTCTTTTGCATCTTGAGATAAGTCAAGAACCTTTCCCTTATCTGGATGATTAATTGCGGCACCAACTTGAACCCAATCATACTTATGACAAGTACCAATAACTATATCACGGGAAACAGTTGCAATGCCACTGGTTAGACGTAAATCGTCTGACAGTAGTAGAATCTTTTTCTTTGCCATACAAAACCTTTAATTACGAAACTTTTGTTTTCAATAAATATCAATATACGAAAAAAGGATTACAATAACAAGTGTGGTTTAGCTTCAATCAAACCATTTTGTGTAATGAGTACGTGTTCGGACTTAGCGTGGAATTGCTCGATTGTTGATGCATCAACATAAGACATTGAAGAACGAACACCATCACTGATGTCACTTATGATTCGTTCAACCTTACCCTTGTACGGAATCAACTTTGAATTTCCTTCCACGTTCTTTTCTTCTAAACCATGAACTTGTTTTACTTCAGCTGATGCAGAACCACGGTACTTCTTGAAGAGTTGTTCGTTTGGCCACATCCCCATTCTTTGAATTTCACCAGGTGATTCACGAGTACCTGCGAGAAGTGAACCAATCATAACAGAGTCTGCACCAAGTGATAATGCCTTTGCAACATCACCCGTCATTTTAATTCCACCGTCTGCAATAATAGGAACATCAATTCCTGATTCTTCTACTGCACGAATAGACTCCATAAGTGCAGTCACTTGTGGAATGCCGATACCAGTTCTGATTCTTGTTTCACAAAGAGAACCATTTCCAATACCAACACGAATTGCATCAGCTCCCCACTCTGCCAGATTTTTTGCACCTTCATAAGTTGCAACATTACCTGCAATAACATCCACATAGTTTGGAAGATTTTCTTTACACCAAACAATTGCATCTCTTACTTGTTTTGTGTTACCATGAGCAACATCAATAAGAAGAACAATTGCGCCAGCATTTACAAGTTCCTGTGCACGTTCTTTGTAATCACCTGTTGCACCAATAGCTGCTGAAACTAACTTTTCCTGTTCCTTGATCTTACGAACTTGGTTAGATTGTTTTTCAATAGACATGAATCTATGAAGAATACCAACTCCACCATGTGATGCAATTGCAAGTGCCATATCATATTCCGTCACGGTGTCCATCGGTGAAGAAACAAGTGGTGTACCTAGTTTATATTGCTTTGTAAATCTTGTAGTTAGATTACATTGACTACGAGATTCCACTTCACTATACTTTGGAATAATTTGAATATCATCGAATGTATATGCGTACTTCATTATTGAACCCTATTTTGTTTTGGACATAAATCATCTTTATCCTTGAACTCACACCATCGGCAATTCTTAGCTTTCTCACCTTCAATTGCAGGATAGTAAATGTCTGTTCTCTTGTTACCTTCTGAATCAAATGCAGTTTGAACAAATGTTTGAATCTCTTTTAGGATTTGTGTTTGTGAAACCTTACCATGAGAAGGAGCGAATCGTTGAACACGTTTTCTCATCGCGGCATATTCTGCGTTCTCATCAATCTTACGTTTGAGAATCAAATACTCAATCTCAATATCATCAGGATGAATATCAAATTGTTTTGCATAAAAGGTTTTGTACAAAACAAGTTGTGATGTTTTTACTTTATCTGCCTTTGTGTATTTGTTCCAACCACTTGTTGATGTTTTAAAATCGTAGATGTGAACCTTGCCAGTTTTCAAATCTCGCATTACCAAGTCAAGAAAACCAACGAGACGAACATTTTGATTTGATTCGAGTGGTATGATATTGATTGGTAATTCTATACCAACAAGTTCCCACCCCTTCTTCATAAAGAATTCATCGCGATGCGCCTTGAACCAACGAATGATTTCAATACCATCCATAAGATGTTCTTGCATTTCATCTGGATGGGAAAAGTGTTCATTGTTGTTTTCAGTTAACATCTTCTTGTATTCCAATCCCATCTTCTCTTTTAGTAGGTCTTCAAGTGGAAGTGAATTTGCCTCTTCAACAGTAGAACGATATAACATCTCTACATACATCTGAAGAACTTCGTGCATGGCCGTGCCAAAGACAAGTGCAATGGATGGAGAAGGAACAGAAACTTTATCAATGTAATTCAGTTTCCAACGATGAGGACATCCCTTCCACATTTGATATTGTGAAAAGGAAATTCGTGAGGATGACATTACTTACCCCACTTACCGTTTTGAACGAGCTGCGCAATAATACCGTAAACTGAAATGTCTTTGAATGTATCTTCGAGTGACTCACCGACGGCATCAACTGAACCAAACATAATCATTTGCTTGTAACGATTGATTTTATCATTCAATCGGAAGAACAAACCTTGAAGCGATAACTTTCTATCGTTTTCTCTTTCAAGAGTTGTTCCTAATGAAATGTTATCTGGTCCGTAGTTCGATTGCTTACGGCAAAATAGTTCGTATTGTTCACGCTGAATTCTCTTGAAGTCCGTAGTCATAATTGGAAACTTTTCTTCCATTTGAGCAACGATGTCATTCTCATCTTTCTTCTTACCCAAGTCAATTTCTTTTATTGCCATCTTTGTTGTCCTCATTTTAGTGTCTTCATTTGTTTCTTAAACTTTTCTATTTCTTCTTTTTTTGTACCATACATTTCAAGTATTGATACTAGTTCATTTGGATTTGTTTTATTCAGATCCACAATATACTCATAAATCACTTTCCGTCCAAGCTGAAAGTGATTAGTAAACACGTCTACAAATTCCTGATCTATTTCTATCTTACTCTTACGTTTGATGTACTTTAAGAAGAAAGATGTCTTTGGTAAAGCATCGTATAGAAGTTTGTAATAATCTTTGGAAGTTAGGATGCCATTACTATACCTTTGAAAGTCGTTCATGGCATCCGTTAATTCCATCTCCATAGAAAACCAACGTGTAATAATAAAGTTGTTCCACGTCTTTTGGTCTTCTTCGGCAAGGGTTTCCCACTTAGTTTTATCCTTGGTCACACCCTTGATATGTTCAAATAAGTTGCGAGCCATCGTTCTTCAATGCCTTTGGTAAAAGTTCTTTTGCAACTGTTCCACACTCGATACATGCAAATGTTTCAATCGGTGCCATTGTTGGCTTTCCGTTTGGTGACATAAGTGCAGAAATCTTCTTAAACATAAAGACAAGATTGAAGAAGTGGCTTCCACAGTTTTCACAAACCAAATCTTCTGCCTTAGCTAAATCAACATTCATACTCGGCTGTTGTGGTGGAACACCACCACCAATATCAAATACATTGCTCATATTATTTCCTTTGATCTATTTCCATAATAAGTTGAATAAACATTGCCATCGCATTAATTTCATGGTCTACTACCATTGCATCTTTGTATTGTGATTCCGCGATAATAAGAATCGCAGTTGATACAAACCCATTCGCAAATCCTTCTACATTATCATATAGATAACGGAAGAGTGGGTTGTAATCACGGATTGAGTTGTCAGCAAGAATC